TTGAACAGGTTTAATTCTATATAATGTACCTTAAACAAATATAGATGGTGGAAGGTGTTCCTATCGGGAAGCCCCAAAGCTTGTATAAATTGTATAATGTAGTATTTATGGACAGGGGTTCGATTCCCCTCTGCTCCACTAATAAGTTGAACACTGGGCCATTGTGTTGGAACTGGTAGACAAGACAGACTTAAAATCTGTTGTTCGTTAAGAACGTGGAGGTTCGATTCCTCTCAATGGTACGACTAGTTAGAGATTTTGCTATTTCTCTTTAATCAGATAGCGGGTGTACGGAACTACCAAGTGATCCTTTTTATTTAATTTTCTAAAGTACATTTTTATGTCAAAAATCGTAAGTATCCGTAAAGTAGCTAATGGTTCATTTCAAGCAGAAATGACAGGTTTAGTTGAGCGTCCTGGTGCAGTTAACGTTCTCGCTCATCTTAATAAAGGTGATGCTCGTTTTCGTTCTGGTTCTGAGCGTAGAGTATGGTTTCCTGTAACTCTTGCAACACTTCAAGAAGATTTTAATTTGCCTGAATCAACAATCAGTAATATTATGAATCTTGAACAAGGAGAACGTTTTGAATTGGCTATTGAAAATCCCACTCTTCAAGGTGAGAAACTAGCTATTCAGGTTAGAGAAACTACTATTCCTGATGCATGGCAAAAACAAAATATTGCCAAGTCTGCAAAGCAATTAATGATAACTGATAAGGTTGCTTCTAGTAAAATCAAAACTGAGTATGATCTTACTAAATATGTAGGTCAAAATGGTTATTTCTTGGATGAGGAAGGACATTTTATCTTCTCTCGTACAAGTGTAAACATTGCTTCTCAAATTAACCATGTATTTGTTGAAGGTACTTTTGTACCAGAAAGCGAATTACCTAGTTATGGAGAGACTTTAGCAAGTGCTAAAGTAGGTGATGCAGCAATGCAAGAAGCTTAATTTGTAATTTATGAGCAAGAGGAGAAATCCTCTTGCTCTTTTTTGTTTAACTAAATAAATAAATATGAAAACTATTCTTACAGCATTTTTGTTATGTGTTTGTTTTAACTCAAAAGAGCAAATAACAGAAATCAACTATAAGGATGAAACATTAGATGTTACTCCGTTATCAAAAGAAGATAGTATTAAGTTGGTATTATTTAGATATGATTTAGATACTAATATTGTAAAATTATTAGTAGCACAAGCTAAACATGAATCAGGCAATTTTAAAAATAAACTTACTAAATATAATAATGTATTTGCCAGACATTATAGTAAGTTTGATACTTTAGCATTAGGTCCAGGAGCGGAAGCAGAAGGTCACAATAATTTTGCTAAGTATAAGAGTATTGAAGATGCAACTATAAGTCAGTATCTTTATTTAAAAAGAAAAAAGTATAGCTTTAAATGGGAAACACCATATCAATATGCTGTTGAATTAAAGTCTAAAAAATACTATACTGCATCTATAAAAGAGTATTCAACTAGTTTAACTAAATATTATAATATAACTAATGGATTTTTTAGTACAACTCCTTGAAGTAATTAAAGATTTTTGGGAATCTATATGGCCTTTTTGTGTTATTGATGAATATGAAAGAGGTTTAATACTTCGATGGGGAAAGTATCATAAGGTAGTTGGACCCGGTTTAAAGATAAAAAGACCTATATCCGATAAGTTATATACAGTACCAATAGCAACTGAAACTATATCTACTAAACCTCAATCATTAACTACGAAAGATGGTAAAACAATTACTACAGCTTTAGTAATTAAATATAAAGTAGATGATACAGAAGAGAGTATAAAAAAGTACTTACTTGATGTAAGAGATGTTACTGATGCTATTGATGATATAGCTATGGCTAAAACAAAAGAGTTAATTATGTCTAGAACTTGGGAAGAGTGTAAATTAAATACACTTGATAATGAGATTAGTAAAGATACTAGACGTGAAGCAAAGAAATGGGGAATTTATATTGATTACGTTGTAATTGTTCAACTAGCCGAATTTAGAAATATACGGTTAGTACAATAGTATTTAGTGTAGGATTTCATAACGTTTACTATCCTACACTAATACTACTCCTGCTTTATGAAGGGCCAGAGCGCGTTTAATTTGCTCTAAAGCGGTTTTCTTTGAAACAGTCCTACGACCACGCTTAGACCCGATATTTATTACTGTAAGGCTCATATTTTCTTTGTTTAATAACGACACAAAATTAAGAAAGGTTTCGATAAAAACAAATTTTTAATCTATGTATTACTTCATTACTGCTAAAGCTCAAAGTTGGAACCACCCTGAAATAGAAATTGTGGGAAATTTAGCTAAAATGAAGGAAGCAATTACAAATAGTACTTTATTAGGATGTGATACAGAAAATAATAGCATTAATCCTATAAATGCTACACCATTATTGTTTCAAATTTCTGACGGTAAAGACAGTTTTGTTGTAGATATTACAACAATAGGTACTGAATTTTTAAAAGATATTAATTTTACAGGTAAAAAACTAATTTTTCATAACGCACAATATGATTGGAAGATTTTAAATCAGCAATATGGAGTATCTTTAGATATTGATAATATTATAGATACTATGATACATGAACAAATTCTAGGAAGAGGTAGTGGACGATCTGCATCTTTAGAAGAAACTCATTTTAGACGTCTTAATGCGTTTATGCCAATGAGTAAATCTACTAGAGATGATTTTATTAAAATGAAATATAATCCTAAATTTCAATGGGAGCATATTTATTATTCTGCATACGATCCTATTTGTTTATTTCCTATTTTAGAAAAACAAAAACCACTGATTAGTCAGTATAAATTAGAGAGAAGAGTATATGAAATAGGTGATCCTTTAGTTCCAATACTAGGGGAAATGTGCGTTAATGGATTTACTTTAGATAGTAATAAGTGGTTGGAGGTTTTAAATGAAAATAAAAGTAAAAAGTTTCAAATTGAATTAAAATTAGATGAAGAAATTGTAAAATTTTCTAAAGATCATCCTAAATTAAAAGGTGGTTTATGGACTAATAAAAGAAAAAAAGTAGAATTAGAACAGTTATCTTTTTTTGGTCAGTCTGTAAGTATATCTAATGAAAATAAAAGAAATGTTTCTTATTCTTCAACTAAACAATTAGTTAAATTATTTACTATTTTAGGAGAACCAATTCCTCAAAAACAAGATAGAGAAGGTAAAGAAGAAGATTTTAAAGCAAAAAAGAATTCATTTGCAGAAGAAGCACTTGAACAATATAAGATAGAATATCCTAGTTCTAAGGTTTTACCATTTATTAATAAATTATTAGAGTATAGAAAATATGAAAAAGCTATTAATTCTTTTGGAGAAATATTTCTTAAAGAGTTAATACGTAAGCCAGGTTCAAAAAAATCTAAAATTGGTTATTATAATAGTAAAACTGGAAAAGTTCATACTATATATAAACAAGAATTTACTAAAAATGGTCGTTTATCTTCTGGTGATGTTAAAAATGGTTTTTATAATAGCCAACAAATTATAAAAGATAATAAATATAGAAACTGTTTTACTTTAACACAAGAAGAAATAGCTAATGGTTGGTATGTTTCTACTTATGATTTGAGTAGTGCAGAATTAGTTATTCTTGCTAGTAATAGTAGAGATAAAACTTTGATTAAGCTTTTAAAAGAGAAAGCGGATCTTCATTGTTATCTTGCTAGTGCTATCTATACTAAAATTATTTCTTATATTAAAAATACAATGTCTTCTAATAGAGCATATGATGAAATTGCTCAATTATTAGTTGTAAATAGATTACAGCAAGACTATGAGCATGAATATGAGGAAAATGGTGTTAAAAAGAAGAGAAAATTTACTTATTTAGAGTTATCTCAAATTCATAATGAACGTATAGAATTAGCATTAAGTCAAAAGGAGTTTAAAATAGATAAGAAAAAATATCCTGATATTAGAAATCCTGTTAAAAATATCGTATATGGTATTAATTATGGTGCAGGAGAAGAGAAAGTTGCTGAAACACTAAATATTGCACCTTATTATGCCAAGCTTGCTTTAGAAGCTATGAGAGAATCCTTACCTGAAGCTTTTGCGTATCTAGATAGAATATCAAATTTTGGTGTTAAGAATGGTTATTTAATATTTAATGAAAGAACTAATTCTAGACATTGGTTTGAAACTTGGTTAGACGCACAAAGAAAAGGTATTGAGTTATCTCAAAAAGATAAGTCTGCTATTAAGCGTGCTTGTAAAAATTATGGTATTAGTGGCACTCAAGCCGATATGATTAAAGAGTCTATGGTTAATATTCATAGATTTGTGAATAATCAATTTGGATCAAATAGACGGGATAATTTTAGGTGGTTATTACAAGTACATGATGAAATTGTATTTGCACATAAAGCTAATAATTTACAAGAAGCAGAAAAATTTGCAAAACAAATTGGTCAGGTAGTTACTAATACTTGTAACTTATATTTAAATGAAATAGAAATGGAAGTTTCAGGACATACTGGACATTGTTGGCATAAAGATTAATTAATGATTAACGTATATCATAATGGAGAGTTGGTAGCGCAAGCTAAAACTATAACTGTTGTTAATAACTATTTTAGATTTAAACACTCTCATAATTTAAGAAAAGAAAATAAAATTAATCGTAGTTTATTTTCTAAAAAATTTAATATAACCGTTGTACTTATAGAAGAAGATATTATATGGCAAAAAAACCAGAGCATAGTTTTTTTAAAAAAGTTAGAGCCGAAAGAATAGCAAATTGTGGAGATTGTGGTGGTAATCCACCTACTGATAAATTTAATCTACAAGGAATGTTTGGTCTTTATTGTACTAAATGTATGGAAGTTGTTAATTGGCGACCTACACAAGACACTACACCTAAAATTCCTGTCGTAGTCTCTATTGATGAAACAGGTAAAGATCATTATGATCCTATGAACTCTAGAGTAGTAACTCTAGAATTAAGAGAAAATGTTCCTGTAGATAAAAAAATTAAATTTGAAGAATTAAAAATTGAATAATATGGCTGATGTAGTAGCAAATGTATTACCTACTTTATACACATTAGATTCTTTTAATAAAGTTAGAATATTTAAAGCTAGTGTTGTAGCTAGTTCAACAGAAGATGGATATGCTATTAAAACTGAAACAGGTTTAATAGATGGTAAACTTACTCCTAAGATGGAATTAGTTAAAAAAGGTAAACAAAAAAGAAATGTTTATGAGCAGGCTATATTTCAGTTAAACGCTTTGTGGAGACAAAAATTAGATGAAGGATATAAATCTCTAGATGACCTTGTTAAAAGATTATTGGAGTTTAATATAATTCAAGTAAATTACAATATCACAGAACAAGAAATATTAGCAAAAGCTATTAACTATATACCTAATTTTGCTTATACAAATAGTAACTGGGATGAATTACCAATGCTTGCACATAAGATAAAAGATGTAAAGGTATTAAATTTTCCTTACATTATTCAACCTAAGTTAGATGGTGTTAGATGTTTAGTAAAAAAAAAAAACCTAGATGCTGTTTTAATTAGTAGAGGTGGTCAATATTATCAAATACCTCATTTAATAAACGATCTTACTATATTTTTAAAACGTTTAGGAAATGCTGGTTATAGTTCTTTATTATTAGATGGTGAAATTTACAAACATGGGATTCCTCTTCAAGAAATTTCTGGAGCAGCTAGAAAAGAAGAAAATGGAATGTTTGCTTCTAATAGTTGGTTAGAATATCATATTTATGATGTTATTTCATTGATTGATAGTAAAGCATCACAAAGAGAACGTGATTTATTATTAACCATTAATCAAAAATATTCTTTTGATTTACTTTCTATTAAATTTGTAGAAAGTAAAAAAATCTACAGTAAAGAAGAAGCTGAAATGGTGCATAATTATTATGTATCACAAGGATATGAAGGTGCCATTCTAAGAAATCCTATGGGTATTTATGAATTTAATACTAGATCATATTCATTGATTAAAATAAAAGAATATCAAGACGAAGAATTTGAAATTATTGCTTGTGGTAATGATGAAAATAAATCTATTGGTGAGTCTTTTTATTTTGTATTAAAGAACAATATTAATGATTTAATATTTAAATCTAGACCTACTGGAACAGAAAAGCAAAAAGAGTATTGGTTCTATAATATAGATAAGTTTAAAGGTAAGAAAGCTACTGTTAGATTTTTTACAAGAAGTAATGATGGATTGCCTACTCAGGGTGTTGTAAGACATAAAGATACTGAAATATTAGTTAAACATATTAGATCAGATGGAGAATAATGAACAACAAAAAGAACAATTTGAAAAAGAGTATCAGTTAGAACAAGATAGAATTTTAAGGATATATTAAGATAATGATTCTAAATCTCCTGATAATTGGGAAGATACTGATATGTTTCTTGTATATGACCACAGACAATTCACTGTAAAAAGAAAAGGATTTGCACCAGAGGATATTGCTGAATGGTATGGAACTTCTTTTAGAACATTAGATTATGAAGGATATTATGTTTTTCCTGTTGCTGCTTATATTCATAGTGATATTGTATTAAATCTTACTGATTCTTTACAAAGACAAGGTTGGGATACTAGTGTTACTGGTTTTATTTTAGTTCATAAAGACAGCGTATTTATTACAGAAAAGGATAAAAGTAAGACTAAAGAACAAATTGCTAAAGAATATGCAGAAGGTTTAATTGAAACTTGGAATCAGTATTTATCTGGTGATGTTTGGGGTTTTAAAGTATTTAAGAAAGTTAAATATTATAATATTTCAGAGGATAAAGTAAATAAAATAATTGATAATTCTTGTAAGAACCAAGAATGTATATGGTTAGAAGATTTTAGAGAGAAATCCGAAGAAACTGTTAAACTAAAAGAAGAAGATTCTTGTTGGGGATTTTATGGTTCTGATATTAAAACTAATGGAATATTAGATTATATTGGTTATAAATTAGTTGAAAATGAAAAATGAAGGAATTAATATTACTTATGAAGAAGCATTAGATATATTATTACAGATACCAGAAGATAAATTTATAACTGGTGCATATGAGCAAGAAAAAGATAATTGTTGTAGTATAGGTCATTTATCTAAGATACTTTTTAATAATTCTAGTCCTAGAGCTAATATTAGTAACATAAATAATGTATTTTTACATGAACAAGAAATTTATATTAGACAAAGTGCACCTGGTGAATCTTTAATATCTCAAATAAATGATGGGAGAGCAGTGGATTATTTTCATTGGAAATATAATCAAAATACAGCTAAGCAAAGAGTATTAGCTTATTTATTAGATGTTGTAAGAGTTGGTAAAGGAAATGTAATATTATTTACATATGATTAACTACTATAAAAAAGAAGATACTCTAACTAAATATTACGCTAAAGTAGATACAGAAACTAAAAAATCTGTATCTATTTACCGTAATAAAGACGGCTCTCGTTTTGGTATTAATATTTTTAATTGTTATCCATCTATTTATAATGATTGGGTTATGTCTACACCAGAAGAGTTTATTGCTAAATTAGATTTTATTAAAAATGCAATAGTATAGATATGGATCAGTATTTAGAATTAGTTCTTAATTGGTTTAAACAATTAGGTATTATTAAAGTACATGAAGATAAATTAAAACGTCAACTATCTATAATAACTAATTGGTTTAAGCATAATGGAATAGGAGTTCTAGAAGCTGTAACTGGTTTTGGAAAAACGATGGTTGCAATTATTACAATTTATCGTTTAAATTTAAAATATCCTGATGCTAAAATCAATATTGTTGTTCCATCTATTAAATTATTAAAAGATTGGGAAGATAATGTTGAAACTTTTAAATTAAAAAATGTATCTGTTTATGTTGTAAATACTTATGTATTACAATATCAATCTCGTCAAACAAATTGGGAATGTGATTTATTAGTATGTGATGAAGTTCATAATTATCTTTCTGATGATGCTTTAATGTTTAACCAAACAATTAAGTGTACTAAATTTAAAATGTTTTTAGGTTTATCAGCTACTTTAGATGATAAAGAGAAAAATGTTCTAGAAAGATTACAAATACCAATTATTGATAAAGTAACATTAAGTGAAGCGAAAAGATTTAATTATATTTCTGATTATATTGTATATAATATAGGTATAGAATTAAATCCAGAAGAGTCTGAAAAATATGCTAGGCTTAATGATATTCATAACTCTAATTACTCTAAATTTAATTTTCATAATAACGGAGAACATAATTGGGAATTAGCTCAAGCTTGTTCTGTTGGTGCAAGTAATTATGCAAAAGTTAATGGAGTTTGGAAAACAGGTGCAGAATGGAGAAGCTGGTATGCTCAAGAACAAGGTTGGAATAAAGAAGCAGATCATCCGTGGAGTCCACAAAATATTGCTAAATATGCAAATCAGTGGTCTTGGGCAATGAGAAATAGAAAAGATTTCTTATATAAACATAATAGTAAAATTGATAAAGCTATTGAAATTATTAATTTACTTAATGTATCAACTATTACATTTGCAGAAACAACGGAATTTGCAGATGAATTAGCCACTAGGTTAGGAGATAAGGCCAGAGCATATCATACTAATTTAAAACCAGGATTTGAAAAAGAAGAAGTAATTGTTTATCGTAAACAATTAACAGCAGCTAAAAAACTTGCTCTTCAATATAATGGTAAGATAGGTAATTTTGAAGAAATAAAAGGTTATCCTATTAAATATTATAAAGAAAAGAAGATCAGTGCTATTAAATTACGTAAAATAGCTTTATCTCTTTTTGAGAATAAGGAAATTACTACTTTATGTACCGCAAAAGCTTTAGATGAAGGACTTAATATTGAAGGTATTGAATGTGCGATTATATGCAGCGCTTCTAGCAAAAAGAGACAATATGTTCAACGAATGGGGCGCGGTCTTCGTTTTATAGAAGGTAAAGTTGCTAAAATTGTAAATCTTTATATTAAAAATACTCAAGATGAAGCTTGGTTAAAGAAGCGTCAAAAAGGAGATATTAATGTTCGTTGGATTGAGAATTTAACCGATATATTATGAATATAAATAAAGAATTACTTACTACAAGATTATCTATTTTAATGGGTAGAGAATCTTTAAATTTTCTAACTCCAACTTCTATTTATAAGCAAAAACTTCAAGAATATTTTAATACATCTTATACTAATAAAGATATTATAGATGGATTACATGAAATAGAAGAAGCTTATATTGTAGAAGAGCATAAAAAAGAAATATTTAGTGCAGAAATAGAAGAAGATTTTGTATGATAGCAGACATTAATAAATATGTTAATTTTCTTACAGAAAATCATTTGAGTGAGAATCATTTTCTTATTCTTTGGTTAGTTTATACAAAAGATGTTGAAAATATTAAAAAGTATAAACAAACTTTTGGTGATTTTGACGTTAATGCAATTCAGTATTTAATAGATTATGGATGGCTTGATGATTTTGGGATAGCTTCTCAAAATAGAGATTATATGATAACTGATTTTCTTGTATCAGATAGATTTATTAAGCGAATAGTTATTGATGAAGAAGATAGTTATGAAGAATTGTGTCAAGTCTATCCAAAATGGTTACTTATAAATGGTTCTAAGGTTCCTGCAATAACTGGTGATCCAGTTAAAATAGCTAAAGATTATTTAAAATGTCATAAAAAGAATAGAATTGCCCATGAGAGAGTAATTAATATTACTAAAAATTGGTTTAAGTCTAAGCCTTATGCACAAGAAAAAATAGAGAACTATATTTTAAATAGAAGATGGAATCTTTATGAAGAAGAATTAACTAAAGGTTCTAAAGAAAATATATTCCAAACATTATGAATTATTTCGATGGTTTTCTTCAAGATGTTGAAGATGGTTTAGCTGGTAGAAACTATGGTTTAAGTACAGGTAGTGCTAAATTAGATGGTTTAATAGGAGGTGTTCAAAGAGGTACTTATTATCTTATTGGTGGAAATACTGGAACAGGTAAAACTGCTTTTGCGGATTTTGCTTTCGTTTTATCACCATATAAAAATTATTTACATAATGTAATATCTTCTAATTATAGAGAAGGTCCACTTATTAAATATCGAGTATTTTATTATTCACAAGAAATTGCTGCTAAAAGAAAAATAGCTAAATGGGTATGTTTATTAATGTTTGAGAGACATCAAATAATCATAGATATTAATGAAGTTTATTCTCGTAGAAGTCAATTAAGTGAAGAAAAATACGAGATGATAAAAATGTGTAGAGATTACATAGAAAAAATGATGGACTGGGTTCATATTTTTGATAGACCTATAAATCCTTATGGTATTTATAAAGAAGTATCAGAATATATGGAACGTAATGGTACTACTAAAGAAATCATCAAAAATGTAAGAGGTCAAGATTTAAAATTTAAAACTTATATTCCAAATGATTCTTACGAAATTGTTGTTGTAATAGTAGATCATATTGGCCTATTACGTCCTGAAACTATTAGAAATGATAAAGGTGAAATAACTGCTAGTTATCGAAACAAAAAAGAAATTATAGATCATGATTCAGAAAATGCAATTACACTTCGTAATTTATATGGTGTTAGTCGTGTATCAATATCTCAATTTAATAGAGATTTAGCAGATATGGATAGGCGTAGATTTACAGAACTTACGCCTCAACTTGAAGATTTTAAAAATACAGGTAACGCATCTGAAGACGCAGAAGTTGTAATGACTTTATTTAATCCTTTACGCTATGGTGAAACAACTTATGCAGGATTAAATGTAGTTAGTTTACAAGGAAGATATAGACCTCTTTCTATCTTAAAAAGTCGAGATACTAGTGATATGAAAACACTAAATCTTAATTTTTTAGGTGAATGTGGTCATTTTAGAGATTTTCCTAATACTATGTCAGAACATAATTATAGAGAAGCAAGAGAGTATACTAGATTTACTTAAAATAATACAAATGAGTTATAGTTCAGAACTAATAGCAGTAGTTGGACCGACAGGCGGTGGTAAAAGTACTTCAACAGAAAATTTAAATCCATCTGAGACTTTTTATATTAATTTATCTAATAAACCTTTACCCTTTAGAGGTTGGATGAATAAATATAAACCTTATAGTAGTAAAACAGAAGAAGGAAAGAAAGGTAACTATTATAACAGTAATATATCTGATGTTATAGTAGCTCTTCTTCAAAATATTAGTGATAATATGCCTCATATAAAGTATATTATTATTGATGACTACCAATATCTAATGGCAGATGAATTTATGCGTAGAGCATATGAAAAAGGTTGGGATAAGTATACTGAACTTGCTCGTCATGCTTACGATATATTAGATAAAAGTAGGAATTTAAGAGCAGATATAAAAGTTTTTGTATTAACACATGATGAAGTTGTAAAGGAAGGTGTTAATCAAAGACGTAAAATTAAAACTATTGGTAATCTGCTGGACGATAAAATAAGTCTGGAAGGTATGTTTACTTATGTTTTATTTACACACACAGAGAAAGTAGCGGGTAAAGACGAGCCGGAGTATTATTTTATTACAAATACTGACGGCTATACGACTGCAAAATCTCCCAAAGGTTGCCTTCCTTATAAAATGCCCAACGATTTAGCAAAAGTGGCGAAAGCTATTGATGCCTATAAGGTAGGGTAAAAATAAATTTCATCTTTTACTTGACATAGACAGGTGAAAGAGTGTACCTTTGGTCAATAATTTGGACTAAATAAGTCAAAATAAATTTAAACGTTTAATTACTAAAACAAACACAGTATGATTAAGTTTGGAGATTTAGAAGTAGTAGAAAAAA